TATCTTCAATCTTTGAAATATATTTCATAACAGATATTGGACCTAATTCGAAATATTTACCATCTGGCCATTGAAAGATATGACCTTTACCCATACTAGAACCTACTTTAATATCAGGATTATCTTCTCTTTTACCTATATAATCTAATATTGCAGTTTCAGCTCCTCCAGTATATTCATATTTAGTATTTGGTATTAGTCTTGATGATGTAATTTCTTTTAATTCGCTTACAGCACTACTTTTTAAAGCATCGCTTAATGCAGATATAAAATCCGACGGCCAATCTTCATCGGAATATCCATTAATTAGATTTGTTCGAACTGTACTTGAAAGACCGGATGATTTCATTAATTCAACAGCATATTTAAAAGCAGCTCTTTCGAACATTTTTTTATCTTCTGATGCTAATTTTTGTAATTCCGGGTATTTACCAGCTATAGCTTTAGCTAAAGTCTCTGGGTCTTGATAATGAGTATCTACCTTATTTTCAGATATAATTCTTTTACTCTTTAAAATACTAATAGCATCTTCGTAGGAATTTCCTTTAGAAACATATTCTGGTAATGCATTTTTAACATTATTTAAAAAGTTATGTTTAAACATTTTACCTTCTAAAAGGTCCTGATATTGATTTTGTATTGGTTTCATATTTTAATTATCTACCTTGTCCTCTATATTTTTTACCTACACTACTGTGTTTGTTTTGTCTTTTTTTAAATTTACCTATTCTTCTCTTACCAAACGTTACTTTAATTCCAGAAGAAGCTGCTCTTCCTCCTTTTACTTTTGCCATTTTACTTTAATTTTTTAGCTTTGATATATACCTCTTTAATGTTTTCGGTAACCTTATCTAATGCATTTAAAGTATGTCTAGATGACTTAATTTCATCAACCTGGTTTAATTCTTGTTTTAGTCTAATAGCGTATTCTAATAATTTATTAAGCTCGTTAGTTCTTTTTTTAACTTCTAAAATAGCTTTATGATAATGCTCTGATTTAGATCTAGTTTTAGTTTCATTTTTAAATCTAGAGTAATTTTCGTTTATATTATTTTCACCTAAATTAGTTGATATTGTTCCTCCTTGAGGTTTAATGTAATCGTCTGCAAAGTCCCTTAAGTTATTAACAGATCCAAATGTCATAGTACCTTTGACTTTATTATTATTTTCTAGGTCTATAATTTGGTATGTTGCTTTATCGGAAGAAGATTTTTGTTTAATAAATTTCATATCTTTATGCCTAGACATAACTTCCTCAGGCCATTCATTTCCTTCACGTAATTTTTTATTTTTTTCTTTCGCTATTAATGCTTGAATTTTCTTTATGGTTTCTTTATCTTTATCAGATATTTCATAACTTTTTATTAATGTGTCAGGATCTTGAATAATTTTTTTATAATCGTCTTCAAACAGTTGCTGGTAGTCAGTCATTTTAGAGGGCCTATTAGGGATAGATGGTGCATCTTTCCAACCCATCTTACTTTTTAAATAATTATGTGCTGTTCCTTGTGCTTTCTTATTTGGATTATATGCAGTCTTACCTAAATAACCTTCACCTCCAGTTGAGGATTCTTCTTCAACCTTTATATACTCTAATACCTGCTTCTTAATAAAATCTTTTACCTTATCGTTATTCATTTTAATGATAGTTTAATTTCTTTAACTAATTCATAATACTGCATTAACGAAACTAAATTATCTTCTTTTATTGATTTTCTTTCAGATATCGGTTGAATAAGATTTAATACTTCATTTATTTTAATAGTAGTAATTTTATCATCTATCTTAGGTACTAATTTTTCTATTTCAGATTTAACCTGTTCAATTTTATTATTTAAGAATACTTTTAACTGCTTAGTATCTGATATATTATTTATGTACTCTTTTAGTATTTGTTTTTGATCGTCAGACAGGATATTGTATTGTGTATTAAATTTCTCAACTAGAATTTTGTAAGCAAGGATTCTAATATCCTTATCTTCTTTCATAAATTCTTCTACAGCTTTTTTTTCTATTTTACTCTCGGTCATTAACTCTTTAGTTACATGCTCTAGAATAGTTAATTTATTTACTACAATGGTTTTAGTATCTGTATAGCTCCTATCATTAGTAGATTCTATTAAAGTATATATTGCAGCAGAGAGTTTATAGTTATCTATTTTAGCTTTAAAAAAGTTTTCTACATCGTAATGTTTTTTAATCTCTCGAATAAGATTATACTTTTCTTTATTTAATTTCTCTTTTTGTAATTTTTTACTCTGCTCTAATACAACGTTAATTAATGATTCAGCTTTTCCTTCGCTAAGTTTAGGTGCATTAATAATGGTATTATATAATCCATATTCTTTAGACATTTCTGTTCCTTTAAAGAATTTTTTTATGATGGACACTGATTTGGAGTCTTGATTGGACATCATATCGGAGGTCACCTGTCTTACTAAAAGTTCAAACAGGATTCCGGTGTTTTTGTATTTAGAATGCTTTTTAATAGTACTCATGTAAATAGTATATACTAATAATAAATATGTACGTTATTCAATATCACTAATAATATTATGTTCGTCTAGTAAATTACTTTGCTCAAATAAATTAACTTTGTGATTTACATTAATTTTATCAAACATTGATTTATTAGTATAATAAACTATTTGCGCTTGTTTACTTTCTAACGATAAAGGTGAACCTCCTATATATTTTGTTCTACCTGTAGCATCCTCTCCTGATGATGGTTTTGCCTTCATATCGTATGAGCCCATTCTATCTCTACCCAATGGATCGTCTGCAGTATTTATAAATGAAGCCTTAGATTGAGGCCTTCCTGGTACCTTAATAGGTTCACTTGGGTCTTTTTCGTTGTACCCTAAAGGTACTTTTGATGCGGCAGTTCTTACTGAGTTTCCGCCGTATAGACTTGCGATTTGGTGCGGGGTGCCGTACGCTTGATTTGACTCTGATGGATCGTTTCCTTCGGTTTCGATTTGAGTATACCTAAATTGTCTCTTTTTGTCTTCTAATATTAGATCTCTAATTTCATCGTATTCATTTTCACTTAAGTGGAATAAATTATCGTATATCCAATCACTAGGAAATAGATTGTTTTCAGTCATTTGTTCCGCTAGATCTACTTTTTCTTTCATTAATGCTACTCTTTCTTGATCGTATATTATAGATGGAGTAGTAAGAGATAGTTCGAAATTTGTTAATGATTCTGCTGTATATCCTTGAGTGTATAAATGTACTAATGCAATTTTGGTTAGTTCTGATAGTACAATTCTTTGAATTCTTTCAATTGTTCTTGCAAATCTTATATCTTCTGCAGCTAAGGTTGCTTTACCTGTTAGGTCTTTTTCATATCCCATAAACGCTTTAGGGATCTTTAATGCGGCAAATAATTTATCTCTTAAATAAGCAACATCCTCTATTCCGTTATACTGTAATCCGGGCACAGTCTCTATTCTAGTTGATGTATCGTTACCTCTAACTGGTATAAAGTAATCTTCAAGTAAATTTTGCATATTATACTTAAGATTATATTGACCTGTATTTGGATCTACAAAAGGAATTTTCTTCATTTTAGAGATCATTCTTTGCATATATGTCTCTACTTCATTAGGAGGAATAGCTCCAACATTAACGTAATATGCTCTTTTATCTGGTGCTCTTACAATACGATGAATTAACATCGCATCTTCCATTAACACCATTTGCTTAAATATTTTTCTTCCGGGCTCTAGATAAGACCTGCCGTATGGCAAATAATTTACATCTCCTAATAAGCGGAAATGTGCCATTTCATAGTTTTCAAATGTTATTCCATCCTTACCTTCTATCATTCCAGAATATGTTGCCATATATCCAGAAGTGCCTCCTGATACTGCAGTTGGATCAAATTTAAATTGTACATAAGAAGGATTGCTAATATCGATACCTTCTAATCTTACGATTGTATATGCTGAGAATGGTATTACATTATATACTCCTATTTTTTCTGCAATCTCTAATTTAAGATAAAAATCTCCATATTTAGTCATATTTCTAATCCATGACCATAAATTAAATTCTATATTTAATACATCGTAAAATAAATTATATAGTATTTTTTGAATATTTTCATCGGAGGATCTGATCTGAAGCACATCTCCTTGTTCATTTTTTAGTGTACATTCGTCAGATACAATATCTAATGCTGATGCAATAATAGCGTCTGTATCCATAGCTTCGTAATCAGAGTAAAGCTGGACACGCATAGTCTGATAGTTCTGACTAGTGTTTAAGTTGTATGCATATGAGTTTGACGTAGTATATACTCTATTGAACCTGTCGACCAGGGCATTGGTTTGTAATACGCCGTTTGTTTGAATTCGATCGGTATCTATTACTTTAAGTTGGTTACCACCAATATTTCTTATTACTACATCTGTAGAGAATAATCTTTTTAATCTACTAAATACGTTTGATTCTGCCATTTGTTATAAATATAAATATATTATATTAACCAACTAAGATCTTCTTGTTGGCCGTAAATATTAGTTTGATTCCATGGATTCTGACCTCCATAATCACTAGGACTATAAATTTGAAACCCACCATTATTACCTGTTTTACCCATTCCATTTAGTGAAGCTCGTGCTAAGTCTTCACCTGTCTGCATAAATTTTAAAGCCGTATCTCTTAAGAACATTGCTATTGATAGAGGTATTACTAGATCATCATTATACGAATCCATAGCCTGAGCCCTGCCGTTTTTCCAAATAAAGGTTCTTAGTTCTGATAATGTTCTTTTAGACTTTATTGTTAAAGACCTTTCATTAAGATAAGAAATTAATTTCGAAATAACAAGAGGTCTTGTTTTTAAATTTGTACAAAAGCCAGGAATCATACCGTTTCCGGAATTAAATTTATTGAGATACATCTCCACATTTGTTAATGCTATATCTGATGATGGTGAGTAATACAGGTTTCTATACCCTCTTTCAATGGCTGTTTGAACAACATCCCATCCGATGTTATTATTCTCTATAACTAATAAAGCGTCATTATATTCTGTTGAAATTCCTACTAATAAGTTACCGTAATCTCTTGTACCTATTTGACCTTTATACTCACATACTTGTGTATTTGACTCAATATCTATAATATGAAATGCAGAATAATCTTTTCCGTCCCCTCTTGCAACATCAGCAAT